AAATAAGATTATGGAGACTAGAACTGTATCATTACTCAAAGCTATCTCTTATAGAATCCTTGGCTCTATAACTACCTTCCTTGCTTGTTTCTTCTTTACTGGTAAGCCTTTTGTATCATTAGGAGTATCTGTATTTGACTTCTTTGCAAAGATTACTTTGTTTTATATTCACGAAAGAGCTTGGGAACATTTTAAAAAGAATATATAATAAGACTATGAGAAAATTTACCTGGAAAGTAATTAGTGTCATACTCGTAGTTATTGGAGTACCTCTCCTTTTAGGAATGACTATAGGTAAGGAAACAATTAAAAATATAGAACCAATGATTATTGAATATCGAATATCTATTTATAGTGGTGGAAAAGAAGTTGAGCATTGGAATACAACTAATAGTATTTTTCATACAGATACTATTATAGATTTTAAAGATCAAGATGGATATGATGTCCATATCCGATCAACAGATTACGTAATTCAACGGCAACGATAATTTTAAATTTAGGGCATAGTGTATAGAGATGATCTATAACAAGGTTTTTTAGCCTTCATTAAACACCTAAATTTTTTTCTTGCAGTTTCAATATCAATCAGTTATAATATATAAACAATATGAAGAACACAACAACAAAGACAACCCTAAAGCCACTTCCAACCCGTAAGCAGCTTTTAAATATAGCTCGAGCAAATCGTGCTCGAGTAGCAAAAGCTAAAGCTCTTCCTAAGGTCCAGGTTACTGGAGACACACTCGACGAAATTCATTACTCTGTTGAATGTATTAGGACAGCTGTACAAAACGGTCTATTACATGATAAGCTTCAAGCTACTGCCTTGTCTTGGATTGCAATTGGAATAGTTGTTAACCTCGTAGCACAGACTTTTTATCTATATCTTTTGTCTGCTAAGCATTAATCGTAATGCGTAAAATAGAGGAGACGCTTATAGCCATAAAATATGCTCTCTGGGTTATTGGCGCCCTCTTAATAATACAAATTATATTTAACTTTATTCATAAATGATATCTTTAAACACAGATACAGTATCAAGAAGTACGTTTCGTAGAGCTTTAAATTTACGCTGTCATAAAGAACTCGGAGTAGGTATGTCAGAACTTCCAGATATTATTAATATTGAAGATGTTTGGTGGGAAGGTATTACTGAAAAAGAAGCTATTCAGATGATTGATGGATGCATTCAAGATTATAAGGACGAATTAGGAGAACTTTTTAAGCCAATTCATACTGTAACTTATACAAGCATTGATGAATAAATATTGATATGGCTTCTTTTAACCCTGATAAAAAAGAATTAGATAAAAAAGTATTTGGTCTTTATTTAGTTCAACATACACAGACTAAACTTTATTGGGACGGTAAAGGTTTTAATCAAAAGAAAAAAAATAAAGCTATACTTGTTGATTATAGATTAATGGCAGCACTAAAATGGGAGCATATTTATATTAAAGAAGTACTTCTTATTAAAGATAGAAGAGATAATGCTTCCTGGTCACATCTTATACCTACCTCTTTATCGGCTTGCTAATTACGTATAACTTAGTATAATTAATACTGCTATGGAATCTCTGTTTAATGTAATTGTATATACAGATACAATACCGAAACATTATACAAATGTTAGTAAAGAAAAGGCAGAAGAGTTTTATAAAAAAGGTCGTTTTTATGGACATAAAGTAGAAATAGAATGTATTAAACAAGTAATACAACCTTCTCCTTTAGAACTAACACGACAAACTATTAATGCTTAAAATTATTTTAGTTCTTTTACTTGTAGTAAGTTCTCTTAAAACTCAAAGTTTTGAATCATCTATGATAACTAAAGACCCTAACAATAACTGGATTGTTACATTTACACCTCAACGACAAGGAACAGATATTTCTGTTCACAATATAAAGACTGGGCAAAATCTTGTAGAAGATTACGAGAAAGAGAATCTTCCTGATTGGTATAATAATGCTCATAGTGCATATTTTACCCCTGGTAAATGGAACGGTAATACTCTTTCTATTAATGTAGTAGCTACTATTCGCCCGTCGGGAGAAGATAAATATGCTACTTTTAACTTGACTATAGACGATAAAAGCTTTATTATTAATCCATAATGAACTGCCGTATTTGTACAAACCCTATTGAACGAGAAAGATTAGAAATACTTCCAAACACTGTAGCGTGTGCAACATGTGCTAATAAGCATAAGCTAGGTGTACCTAGAAAAGGAGTTATGATTTACGGTCATAAAACAGCTGGTGAAATTCAAATTATGTCTAATAAACTTTTTAATGAAACACGTCAATATTATGTACCAAACGGTGCGAGAAGTGTTATGAAAAACTTTAGTAAAAACATTTGCGAATAAATAATAACAGTGAGTATAAAATTATTTAAATACGAACTTAAAGTTCGATGCTTATATTATTTAAATTGTTTTGTTAATTGGCTTCTTGAACGATGAGATATATTGTTCAACGTTGGACAGGTAAAGCGTGGAATAATTCATTATGCTCTCCATATAAGACAATGGGAGAGGTTAATAAACATTTAAAGGAATACTATTGGCATTATACAATTGAGAATCCTTATAGGGTTGTTGATTATAAGCCAAAGAAAGTACAGAAGTATGTACCAAAATATAACGCTTACCAAGATTGGAACTCTGATAAAGGTATGCTAATTGTTAGTAAGATAATTAAATCTTTTTAAGTGTATCTAAAGTTTGTTCTACTTCTTCTTTTGACTTACCTTTAAGCTCTTTATCGAGATGTTGTTTGAGTATATCATGAGATAGAGTTATCTTAACGCTTGTTACTCGTTCGCTAACTTTATTTAAAACATGATAAATTTGTATGGCCTGCTTATCAGGGACTGGGATCTTAACACCGATAGCATACATTGTTACAACTCGAAGGGTATTATCTAATGAGTCCATATCTATTTTTATATCCATTCTACCATCACTTAGAGCCCCTCCTACACCATCAAAAAGAATATTATTTAAAATATTAGCAATACTAAAAATAATATCTTGTTTAATATTTTTTATTTCTTTTTTCCAAACTTCTTCTGGTCTTCCGTGCTTAAGATTATTAAAACGGTTTTGATCAAAAAAAGCACAAATTTTATATTCGTGAGATAAGATGCCTTCGTTTATTTGATAATGTTCTCTAAAGTTCATATTTTTATAGCTGTCATAATTTTATCATCGTCTATATCTTCGCCTTTAAATTTAACGTACATTTCTCTCTTTGAATGAGGCCATTCTTTATCAATATACTCTTCAATTTCGTATCTTTCTTCTGGGTCCTTAGTAGGTTCACCAAGCACTATATTACCCCATTCATCTTTTTCTAAATAATAACAACCGCCATCATTCTGTAGACCACTTGTATCTTCATCTCTCCATATAACTATTTCTCGTTTTCCATCTAATATAAGATCCCAAGACCAATGTACGGCGTCGGTTTCTCCGGTACCGTTATAGTCATACAGTTGTTTTTTAAGATCAACAAACTCTATGGTAAGACCAACAGTATGATTACCTCCATAACGATCAGTTGGATAGACTGTTTTATAAATTGGTCTTGTGCTTTCCATTAGAAGACTATAATATTGATCGAATAACATCGTATTATTTATTAAATATATTACTACAGTATGAGTTTTAAGCAATTTTTTAAAGAAGCGAAAGAGTTAAATTATACAACTGATATGGGAGGTAGGGCAAAATTTCAGATGAGGGATATTGTTGCTGTTCGTGAAACTGCTGGAGGAGGACTTGGTTATGATAGATATCATCCGAAAAAGAATTTACCTTATCTAAATCAAATAGGTGAGATTGTGGGATGGCAGTCCGGTAGTCAATATACAAAGTATGCTATCAAAATGAATGATGGTAATATAATCCTTGTTCATAGTCATTTTATATTCGGTCCTTTTAAGGATAAAGCTGCAGCTCAAAAGTATGTTGGTAATCCAAAGAAAGCTATTGATCCTAAAGATTTAAAGATATATGTTGGTGCTGACGTACCGTTTGCTTCAACACCTAAGATTGAAGCTTATATGAAAAATTTCTTAGCACCTCTTGGCTATAAATGGCTTCCAACACCTAAAGCTATTACAAAAGGTAAAACAGTTTATACTATTTTTGCTATTAAACCTATTCTTCATACAATTAAAAGTTCTGATATAGAACCACTTATTAAAGGTTATTTTAGCTTTTATAAACAGAATAATGCTATTACTAAAAAATTTAAATCAGAATCTGATTGTGAGAGATTATCAACTATTACTAGAAGAGGTTTTCATACCTATGATGACACTCACGAATCGTACAGAGATTGGGATTCAGGTGTATGCAATTATTTTGTAGAAGCTCCGGAAGCTATAAGTAATCGTATTGCAGGTAGTCATAAAGAAATTTTTAAATTTGAAAAATTTGGCATTAGTTCAAAATTTGATAAAATTGAACAAAATAAAGATATTATCTATAGTATTTTTGATGCGTACGAGCACATTCATACTAATGAAACAACAGATGATTATAGTGTAATAAGCCGTCTTTATAAAATAACAGAAGAGAATGGAGTTAAAACTCTTCACGGTAATATTGTTTATGATGCTTTAAAATTAAAAGATCCTTATTTCTTTAAAGATTTTATTGTAAGCGGTAGTTTTTATATTGAATGTCGTGGTAAATATACAAACGATAAAAATAAGTACATATTAACTCAGTTAAAAGATTTTTCTTTTATGCCGAGATCAGTTCGGGATCTTAAGTTAGATTTGCAGTTTTTTCCAAACATTACTACCACAAAAGGAATGCCTAAGGTTCAAAAAGGTATTGAAATTAATAGTAGTAATATATCTAAATTAGAAGATATGCCTGATACTTTAAACGGTAAATTTAATCTGTATGATCACAAAAAGTTAAAAAGCTTAGCAGGATGTCCTAATACTATTAACGGAGATTTTATAATTATGAGTACTCCAATAACTACATTAGTCGGAGGTCCTGAAATTGTAACAGGTAGTTACTCATGTACTAGTTCAAATATTAAAAATTATATTGGTGCACCTAAAATTATAGCTGAAGGACATAAAGAGTCTATTGAAGATTCTCTTAGTAATAATGCATTTATCTATAAAAAAGGAGGTTTTAACGGCGGTCATAATGAACAGCTTTTAACCTGTGAAGGAGCTCCAGAAATAGTATATGGAACATTTAGTATTAACGATTGTAAGAATCTTACTAGCTTAGAAGGTTCTCCAAAAAAAATTATTGGTGGTAATTACGATCTTAGCAATTGCCCTAAATTAAAATCATTAAACGGTCTTACTATTGATATTGTTAATACAAAAGGTTACTCAAAATACACTTTAGGTTATAAAGATGAGAACTTCACACAAGAAGATATTGAGAAGTATGTAAAGACAGAAGCTTCATATAAGTCACTGTCAGACGAAGAACAAGCTGCGATGGGCAGCTCTGATATACTACACAGAATTTAGTACCCGTTAGAACTCATTGCAATGAGTTTATCCATAACATCATAAATGTCGTGGGCAACATCATCAACAATATGATTAACTTCTTTCTCGGTATGATGAAAAAGATGTTTAGATTTAACTCTAGAAAGCCTATCCTTAATAGGTAAAGTATGAAGCTCTTCATCGTTATGAAGAGTTGACTTTGCTTTATGCTCTTTAATATAATCCTTAATAAAAGATTTTAGTTCATGTAAATCAACATCTTCGTACTTACTAGTCTTACGATTCTCAACACCAAGATTGTACTTATCTTTTACATTGTCAACTAAACCGTCAATAAAATGTCTATCAACGTGCACATAGAAAGGAGAATGATAATGTGCGTAATCACTATCAAAAAGTTCTACCGGTTTTTCTTCTACTTCAGCACCAGGAAAAACGTTTTCTAAAACGTTCTCAAATTGTGTGTTTGGTTCTTTTAAGACGGTAGCATATTTTGAGCTTTTAAGAAGACTATATTGTTCTTCTGTAAGCTCTCTATTTGCAAAATGATGCTCTTCGGCAAGTCTCTTGAGTGTTAATTTGTTATTCATATTATTTCTTTTTGCTTACGCCAGCTTTTGCACCCGGTGCTACAACCCCGCTTCCGCCTTCAAGGTCGGCTGCAGGGATATGCTTAGGCATATCTGCAAGATACTCTTGAAGCTGGGCGTATGTTCCACCTGGTTTATTAAATTCATTTTTAACGGCATTATCATAATTACCATTAATTAAAAAGACTATCAACTTAGTAAAGAAATTTTCATCAGGAATTCTTCTACCTGTTGCTGGATCAGTATACGTTACCTGATGCTTAAGTCTATTAAAGAGTTGACGACACCAATTAGGAAGAAGATGATTGGCTATTTTAGCAATACCGGTAATAACATCAGCTTCTTGAAGCTTATTAGGGTCATCAGGAAAATTCATAAAGCTTCTTGGCTTCTTACCGTTATCAGTATCTTCGGACCATTGAGCGTGTACGGCGTTAATTTCCTGTTGAACGTAAGAAAGAATAGGCCAAAGCTCTTGAGTTGTTGCTTCAGGTAGTGTCTCGTGTTTAATTTGACTAAAGTCAACTCCAGCAATATCACGCATATAAGCAACAAACTTACCGGCCCATGTTGGTCCACAATACTCAGCAGCTCTATCTGATACTACGGCTGGAAAATCTGCACCTTTATAATCTTTTTGCCATTGAGTAGAGTTCTCATGCTCTTTTAAGATATCATCAAAAGCCTGTGAAAACATAGTAATGGTACGAGGTGTAGGAAAAGCTGCATTCTCACTTGCTGGTTTCGATCTAAAGTTAATTGCAGGATTTGATTTAACAAAGTCAACAATGTAATGATTAATATTTTCTTCCTCTGCCCACTTTAACCAATCACCTGGCTTCATAACAATAACACCTTGACGCATACGGTTACGAAGTGGCTCTTTAAGAGGTTCTTCCATAGCAAGATTACCGGCAGCATAGATAGCAAAATTCTCACAAATACGAGTATCCCCAAATGTACGCTCTAAAAAGACTTTATATAGTTCGTTCTGAATAGAACCAGTATCATGATTTACTTCGTCAAAGAAGATAATACCGTCAGCGTGAGGTAATGTTACAAAATAAATCCAGAGAGGTTGCTTTGTAGAGTAATAAGGAACAGTGTCATTAAGAACATCAGCAGGTATACCACGATAATCATCAGGACTACGCCCATTACAATATTCAGTAACTAAAACAAAATACTTTTCAGGATTTTTTAAAATTTCAATTTTTGTAGGTGCATCTAATGAAACAGAATCAGGAATATTTTCTCGGTTAAAATGAATTTGTTGCCAATCAACAAATATTTTACCTTTTTCTTTAGCAACTTCTTTAGCAAATGCTTTTATCTTTGATGACTTACCTTCACCGGGTTCTCCATAAATCATTAATCCGTTTTTGCTCTTCCTTTGACGATATGTACTAATAACAGCACGTTCAAGTGCTTCCATTCCATTATACTGAATAAGATCTTCGCTTCCGTACTTACCTGGTGTAGCATTCTTCCAAGCTTCCGGAGAACCTAAACGAGTACCTCTAGGGGCTATAAACCCTTTAGGTGCAATTTGTTTTGCTTTTTTTAAAATAGCATCAGGATCATCTTCTGCTTGTTTAGGAGCAGATGGTTTTGCTGTAGCTGCAAAACTTAAAGGTTTTTGTCTACTAACGTTAGCAGATGGAGCAGGAGGGGTATTTGGATCTTCGGCTTCTGTTATATAAACTTGTTTATAAACACCTTCTAAATTCTTGATATCTTTTGATGACATAATATATATTATTTAATATATTTATATGTATTAAGTATGTTCTACTTCAACAACTTTAACAATCCCATGAGAAATTAAATTTTCACCGGGATTTGCTCTTGGATCTTCTTTACTTGAATTAATAATAAAGATTGGTCTACCACCAACAACTTTTGGCAATCTTGGATTATTTTCAACATAACCGTCTGTAAATATAATGAGTGCTCCAATATTTTTTATATTGTGATCTCTACAGTAATCAGCTACACTTGAAAGTTCAGTACCACCAGATGTTGTTTTAATCTGTTGAAGTAAATCTTTAATATTACCAAACTTATAATCTTTACCGCTTTCATCTGTAACTGAAGGCGCAGCAACACTTCCCTCAACATCTGTATCTGTAGCCTTAGCACTACTACCTTTCTTTGTTTTCTTTATAAAGAAATCTTTATAAACATCAGTATGCCAAAACAAGATATGTAATTCAATTTCATTTGTATTTTCAATAATAGAATTAATTTCTGATAAGAATGTATTAAGAACCGGACCACCAATTGAGCCGGATGTATCAACAGCAACAATTATATTTTCAAGCTTTGTAACTTCACTAACTGTTCTTGGTTTTACACCGCGGTGAGTTAGCGCTCGTACCTGAAGACCCTTTGCATAAGATGTACGGGTTTTAGTTCTACTCGGCTTAAGGTATTGTTTTAAAAGAGCACGCCAATTAAGCTTTGGCTTGGATATTTTAATCTCTCCTCTTGGCCCGCCATGACCGGACCCTAATTGTGATGTTGTTTTTTGATCGGCGTTATTCGCTGCCGCCTGCATATCAGCCTCTTTCTCTGACTTAGTCTTGTTACCTGGGTTATTAGGTTGACCATATTCTCTACCACCTGGATAGTTCGGGTCGTTAGCAGGAACAGCAGATGGAATACCTTTACCTTGTCCAGGCTTACCTTGCCCACCTTGTTGAGCCATTTGCTTTTTTTGCTCTTCGGTTAAATGCTTATCCATTTGCTCCTGAAGTTTTTTAAGCATCTCCATAAGCTCACGATCTTCCTTCATTGCATCCCAAAGAATATCATATAGTTCGGCTTCACCCATAAACTTACCAGGATGACGATGGGAGTGAGTAATATCTACATCTTTAAGCACTATTTTACCGGAAATAGGAGAACGTAATTCAGGAATAAGATATGTATCCCCTTTCTTAACTGGTATACAACCTAATGAAGGTAGCTTAAATCCTGAATGAATAAGATCTCTATTCATAATGTAATCAGTAGCAACGTTCCAGGCAGTAGGATTTCTACCATTCTGGGTATAAAAGTGCATAGAGTAAGTATGATAAGCCTCATGCGCTAATACACCGGCAATCTCTTCCATACCCTCGGCTCTATATTCTCTTTCTTCTTTCTTTTCATTATAAGGAAAGCACATATCTAATACAAACTTCCAGCTAATATACATATTACCGTAATCGTCAACCGCCATTGTTGTAATACCGGAACTATCATTAACTACAGTAATTTTAAGTTCTTCAACACGAAGATAAAACCAAAGATCTTTATCTTTTACGTAATCTTTAGCTCTATCTAAAATCCATTTAACAGACTTCCATGTCTGAGGATCAATAACTTCATCGCTATTTTCTTCTTCTTGTTCTAAAATACGTTTCTTATAAGCTTCAAATAAAGAATTATCTTCTTTTCTAAAATACATCGTGTATTATTTATTGCAAATTACATTCCAATCATCATCTGTTATATTAAATCCAAGACTTATTAATCTTTGTATATTTTAGTAATTTTACCTTTTTTAAATGTAAAACCTTTTAGCTTTCCTGAAAATTTAGGAAAGTTAGCAATATATTTTTTCATGTCTGTTGAACGAGGTTTACTTCCTTTACCTGCCATAATATTATAATTTAATAAATTGTTTGACGACGTGCAACGTTCTTTTTAGATAAATTATCACTTTCAAAAGCTGTACATTGAAGTTTTAGACTTTTAATTTCTTTTTTGAGTTTTGTAATAATGTTTTGAAGATCAGCATTTTCAAGTTTTACAGCTTTAAGAGCTGATTCAATTTGTTCGCGACTAAATGAGTTATAATTCATATTTTATATAATATACCTTTCTTTATAGGTACGCAAGCATAAATAATTTGTAATGGCAACTTTTACCCCAGCGTCTCGTACTTTAATATACGATAATGGAGCTCTTGGCTTTAGAAACAAGATTATTAATGGAGCAATGCGTATCGATCAACGTAATTGTGCTACTTCAATGCTTCTTAACAATGTAGATACATACGTTATTGATAGATATACAGCTTTTGCTATTAATAATAAATCTTTTGTACCTAATACAAACACTCCAACAGGAACAGCTAATGTTCAACAAATAAAAGATGCACCTCCTGGATTTACATACTCATTAAAATATACTGTAGCTGCAGCTAAGAATATACTCGATGATAATGATGCATACGGTTTACGTCAACGTATTGAAGGTTATAATCTTCTTGATTTAAATTACGGTTATACATCAGCAAAACAAGCTACTTTATCTTTTTGGGTTAAATCGAGCGTTGCTGGTATATATACAATTGCTTTTAGAAATCATATCAGTACAGAATTCGATATTGCTAGAGCTGCAGATGAAGGTACTACATATAAAGCGTTTCAAATTAACGCGCAATATACAACAGAATATACTATTAATAAAAATAATACTTGGCAATATGTTACAATAACAATTCCCCCTAATACACAATTTTTAAATAATAAAGATTTTAATAGCGGTTTAGGTATATTATGGATTGTTGGAGCCGGTAAAGGTCAAATTAACCCACGCTTTAATATTTGGACTAATGATCAAAACTACACAGGTTTAAAAACACCAAAAGCATTTAATACCTTTATGCAAACAACCGGTAATACATTTCAGATTACTGGTATTCAGTTTGAAAATGGTGCTGCAGCTACTCCTTTTGAGTATCATAGTCTTGGTACAGAATTACAATACTGTCAACGATACTTTTCTAAAACTTATAACTTTGTCGATAAACCTGGAACAATTACTAAAAGTAATGCAATTACATCTCAATCAACTGAACCTGTCCAACCTGTTTTAGATATGCTACCTTGGAATTATCCCATTACAATGCGTACAACACCTACTATTGCTGCTTTTAGTCCTGCAACAGGCGCTTCTCCATATTTTCATGCTTATGATGGTATAACAGCTGCTGATTATCAGGTTAGCACCTATAATGATGTTGGTGATCAACGCGTACCGTCCTTTAACGTAGTAACAAACATTACAACTACAGGGACTGTCAATGTACATTACGGTGTACATTTTACAGCTGATGCTGAAATTTAGTCAGCAGTAACCCACTTAGCACTCTTACCACGACCCTCTTTAACCAATATACCTTGTAGTGTTAGATCTCGAAGAGTAGATTGTGCTTTAATAGAGCACTGTAGAATACGAGTAATTGTCGGTAGATCAGCTGAGCCTTGCTGCTCAATAACTTCAAGTACTGCTTGACGATACTGCTCTATCTTACCTTTTTTCTTTGGGGCTTCGTTAGGATTAACCTCCATCTCAACAGCCTCGAAGTCAAATCCATATTCATGCATCATAAAAGCATTGAACCCACTGACACCGAAACGATTCTTTGTAACCTCGATCTCTCGAATAATAGGGTTATCTTTAGACTTCTGCATTACAATATTACAATCAACAGAGTGCGGAAGTAGAGTAGAACCCTTATAGGTACCAGTCTTTGTAAAGTGAAGAATGATACCGACAACGCACTCTAGTTCCTTAGCCTTCTCCGTAATATAGTTACTGAGATACTCCTCTAGCTGACGTCCACGAAGCTTTTTACGGCAAGTTAAAGCAGGAAGAGAATCAAGAATGATACAATCAAACTTATTCATCTTAACTGCATCAAAAATATCTTCGATAACAGTCATATTAGCAACCTTAACACTACGAACACTCAAACGCTTACAAGTAAAAGCAAGCTGCTGAATAGACTCTTCGGCAGAAACGTACGCCGTCTTCTTACCACTCTTCTCAAGAAGCTCAAGCATCTGAATGAGCATCGTCGTCTTACCTGTACCAGGACCGGCAGCAAGAGTAAATGACATACCAGGGAGGAAGCCGTTACCACCGAACATAGCGTCTAGGTCCTCCTTACCAGTCTTAAAGCGACGATTATAGATCTCAGGGATCTCTACGTCTGATGCTCTAATGAAACCACTTTGAGTATTAATAATTTTCATACTATTATTATGGCTGGTTGATGGTGGAACTACAAGAAGAAAAGGCTGAAGAATTTATTTTCTAGACTCTTTTTTCTCTTAATCATTTCCACAAGTATGAAGACTGAAGCAAGGAACATCCAGAAAAAAATAACCCCGTTCAAGGCTGCTCCGAACAGCGTGTTGAACGGGAATGAACTCAGAGAAAAACTTAACCGATTACACCTTCTTTAGCAGCATGATACTCAGCTACTTTAGCTACATCAGCTAACTTGTCTGCTACAACAGCAATCTTTTGAAACATCCAGGTATCTAATTCGACGTTATTTTCTAGCATGTCGTGAAGCATTTGAGCATGTCTAAAGATAGAAAAGAGATTTGTTTTAGCCATTGAAATTTCTTCTTCTTCATGTTCTTCAGGGGTTTCACCAGAGCACCCACATTCTGGTTCTTCGTTGTTCGAGAGAGAAACAACAACAGGCTCAGTATGCATTTCTACAGCACCGTTAGTATCGGGAACATCATCTGTAACATCTTTATTTGGAAATTCAACACCTTTTTTACTAGCAGAAATATACGCTTCGTGAAGTAAAATATCATCTCTTGTAATCATAATAGTAATATTATTTATTCTAAATATGTGAAATATATTATCGCTCCTATAAATAATAATAAATGGGTACAGAATTCGTTAATAATCCACAAGTATTTACAAGTCCAATTACAGCTTTACAGGGAATTGCGGGGTATCCGACTCCGTATACAACATCTTTTGTGTATTGGACAACTACTACACCGCCTGTATTTGAGACTTTTTATATACCTTTAACAGGTAATTATAGCCTCAATTCACTAGCTGCAGCTTATATTGTAACTGTAGACGGTAATATATTATCACCAGCAAAATATAATATTAATGTTGTTAATAAAACAATAAACATACCGACTGGAGTAAATCCAAATACCGACGTTGCCGTTACGTTAATTGGTACAGTAGCACTTTCATCTACATCATATAATTTTTTAACTGCTACTAATTTTAATGCAACAAACTTTTTAATTACTAATTTAACAGCCGTTAATGATATTATTAGTCAAAAAGGAGTTTATGCTGTTGGAGCTTTTGCTGGTCAATATACAGATGGTATAGTTGTTGATTATAATACAGGCTTAGGTGGTATTAGTGTTGGTCCTGATGATGATTTAGGGTTTTATAGTGGCGGGTATCTTAAAACTAACACTGTTTATATGTCTTCAAACGGTAGTGTTGGAATAGGTACAAAACCAAATTCTACTTATGGACGTACATTACATATTTATAATAGTGCTGCTCCTTTTCAAATTGCTCGTACTGATGTATTCGGTGGTGTACAATCCCCTCAACATGCTTCAGTTAAAGTTGAAAGTTCGGTAGGAAGCCCTCTTATACAATTAAAATCAGGCTCAGGTAACCTTAACGGAGCAGGGTATCAATTTATAGATAGTGACGGTAATCTTGTAGGTCAGTTAGCTATGCTACCTAATAATATTAACGGTACGTTGTCATTACAAGTAAGCGGTAAAAAAACCGCTTTAGCTATAACTTCAGCAGGTAGAGTTGGTATCGGTGTATCAGAGCCGGGTAGTATGTTTACAATTTTAGCTGATAATATACAGCCTGTAAATATATACACTTATAGTGATACTGAAGGATCAATTGTAAGAAACGCTCGTGCTAGAGGTACTTCTGCTGCACCAACTGCTACTCAGGATAGTGATATTGTAGGTGGTTTAGCGTCATATTCCTATACTGGAACTGCTTGGTCTAATTCTATTAATAACGGGCCAAATGCCGGTATATTTTTAAGAGCAAAAAATATTCAATCGTCTACAAACATTGGTACTGTTATAGGATTTAATACTACTAATACTAATAACATTATTGATTCTACTAATGTAGAAAGAATGCGAATTGATAGTAATGGTAATGTAGGTATTAATACTACATCTCCTAATAAACAATTAACTGTTATCGGTTCAATTAGTTCTACAAACGACACTTATATTAACGGTACATTATACACTGGTACTAGAATGAATTTAAGTCCAGATGGTACAGGTATGTTTTGGTTTAAAACTCCTAATACTCGAGAAGGAGTTAATACATCAAATCAAGTTTGGGACAACGGTATTAGTTACGGTATTCAAGTTAGTGGCGTTGCAAGCGGTATTTCGTACCCATATACTCATATGTGGTATACATCTGGTTTTGAAAGAATGCGTGTAGATGTTAATGGTAATGTTGGTGTTGGTAATTATGATCGTGCTACTGTTACCTCTACATTACAGGTATCAGGTTCACTAGCTACCTATATACCAGTTTCAGCAGGAGGAGTTTTTACAATACAACCTTATCATAATTCTATAATCTGTTATAACACAACTAAATTAAATCTACCTGCAGCTAATACATGTCCTGGTAGATGGTTACACGTTAAATGTTTATCGGCAACTGTTGTTTATAGCGGAAATACAAATGTACAGCCACTTTCAAATACACAACTAGGTAATTTTATTATTCCACAAACTGGTGTACCTGCAATAGGTAAGTGGACTCAATTACAATCAGATGGTAATGTTTGGGTTGTAATGGCTGGTGCTTAACGATTAAATAACTTGATATGTCTATTACGTACTTAAACGCATCAATGATTCAAGGTGGTGCTAACGAGTTTTCCGCATTAAGTGCTGTTTCTTTATCAGCAAATAGTATAACATTTCCTTCTGATAATAGTGGTACAATTAATAATAATTTTTCGTTCACAGGTTTAATTAGCGCTAATAATATTACTGTTAATAATTTAACAGCTTCAAATATATCAGTTAGTAGTTTTAATATTTCTAATATTAATATTAGTAATTTAACTGTAAATAATAATATAACAGCTGGTGGTAATATTAGTGCTGCTAACGTTTATTCTAACGGATTAATAAAAACTGTTAGTCTCACTGCTACTAATCTTAGTGCCATTAACCTTTTTGTTACCAACATAAGCAACTTAAGCACTATTAAAGTAGGCACTAGTGGCAATAATATAAACTGGGATACCGCTTATAATCTTGTTAATGCTAATTATGTCTCTTGGAATGCAGCTGCTGGTACAGCTAATACAGCTAATGCTACTTCTAATTTAGCCTTTAGTACAGCTACATCTGCCTTTAATACAGTTCAAGGTGCTATACTTAGTGCTGCAAACGCATTAACGGTTTCTAATGCAAGCTTAACAGCAGCTAATTTAACTTTAGCAAACGCTAATTTAGCATTAAGTGGTGTTGCATTCGTTAGTTCCGTCAAATTATCATTTGATACTACACTTGTTGTTAGAAATTTAAGTGCAACAGGTACTATCTACAGTGAGGGTAGTGCAACTATTAAAACATTAAGTGCTACTACTATAACCGTAAATACATTGAGTGCTATAGGCACCACCTATAGTGATACTTTAAATGTCAAAACTTTAAGCGCTATTACTATAAATGTAGGTAATTTAAGTGCAACAGGTAATATCTATAGTGATAGTACTTTAACTGTTAAAAATTTAAGTGCAACAGGTATTATTTACGGTATTAATAATAATGCTACATTTAGCCCTTATATAACAGGTAGTAATACAGGCTCTATTTTACCGTTAAGTGGTACAAATGTAGCTAGTGGTTTATATTCTAATATTGGTGGCGGTACTCTAAACACTGCAATAAGTGCTTACGCACACGTTGGTGGCGGTTACGGTAATGACGCTAAAGATTTAGCTACCACTGTTACTGGCGGATCTAATAATAGAGCTCTCAGTGCTTGGTCAAGCATCGGTGGTGGTAGTTTAAATACTGCTCTCAGCGGTTACACTCACATTGGTGGAGGGTGGAGTAATACAGCTTCTGGATGGGCGAGTTCAGTTGTTGGTGGTTACGGTAATACTGCTAGCAATAGTGGCGCAGTCGTTGGTGGAGGTTTAAATAATACAGCATCGGGTCAGTATGCTTCTACCCTTGGAGGAAGAGATAATACAGTAAATAGTAATTATTCAATAGTAAATGGTGGTAGATCAAATACTATTAATAATAGTAATACTTCAAATATAGCAGGCGGTCAATCAAATTTAATTCTTAATACTAATTACTCTTTCGTTGCTGGAGGTTCTAGTAATTATACTTCTTTTGATAATACATTTATTTTAGGGTCAAATTTATCCGCTTCTCAAGCTAACTTTACCTACGTAAATAATCTTAGCAGTATAGGTACAACTAAAACTGCAACTCTTTTTACTACATCTATTTCATCACGTTATATTAATCTTGAGCACTCTACTCCTAATGATGGTGTTAACCCAGTATTGTTTATTGGTGAAAGAGGAGACGGTACTGCTGCTGCACCGATTAATTCTTTATCCGGTTTTAATATTACCTATGATGAAGTTAATAATAAGCTTGTTACATCTACATCGTTTGGTGCATTACCATCGGTCACCGCTACCGGTATTGACGTAAACGGTAATCTCGGTGTTGGAACCGATAGACCAAATAATAAGCTAACTGTATCCGGTAATATTAGTGCGGCAGGTATCATATTAAATAATGTTGGTACTTCTGTTATTTCGCTTATATCACCAACTCTTAATTTTAAGAATACAAATATCAGTAGTTCAGTAGCTAATCTTTATCTTGTTCCTACAGGATATAATCTATTGCTTGAAAATATTAATGTAATTGTTGATACAGTAGGTAATGCCCCAGCACCGGGTCCTGGGGCACCTCTCGATAATTTACCATCATTTCGAATGGTTAAAGGTAATGCTAGTAGTTCTTCAAATCCAGCACCTAATGGTACACAAATGACTCAGCAAGTCAGTTTAAGTTCTAATACTACATTAGGTGTAGGGGCGTATGTAAGTAATACAGCATCTGTAGCTGCTACATCACCTAAAGTTATAGCACTAGCGGGTGAAACGGTATCTGTATGGCAAGAAACTGCTTACGTTGCTAGTACAAATCCGTATTCAAGTATCACAGGTAGGGTTATATCTATGGGTATATTGTATCCTGTTTAATTCTTATACTTGATAACCTATAAGAGTAATATATACTCTTTAATATGTCTAAAGCTGTAGTTGTTTATAGTGGTGGAATGGATTCGACTGTTCTTTTAGAACACTGTATTAAAAATCATGATGAAGTTTATGCTCTAACGTTTGATTATAATCAGCGTCATAAGAAAGAAATAATTGTAGCAGAGAGCTATATGTACAATAACCATTGCTATCATGGCTCTAAAGTAAAAGAGCATAAAGTTATTGATTTAAAATTCTTTAGAAACCTTGTTCCGGCTTCAGCGCTTACTTCTGATGATATTGATGTGCCGAAGATGAAAGACATTATTGGTGAAGCTCAGCCTGTTACTTATGTTCCTAATAGAAATATGATGCTACTATCTATTGCTTGTTCTTATGCTGAAGCAGTAGGGGCTACTGATGTTTATTACGGAGCTGTAGCTGTAGATAATCTTTCAGGTTACTGGGACTGTACTTCAGAGTTTCTTGAGCATATTAATAACTGTCTTGCTCTTAATAGAATGAATCGTATTCAAATTCAGGCCCCTCTTCTCTACAAGACAAAGAAAGAAATTATTGAAATGGGTGTTGATTTAAGGGTAAAGTTTGATCAGACTTGGACTTGCTACGAAGGAAGAGAATTAAGCTGTGGGATATGTCCGTCGTGCGCAGCTAGATTAGCTGGATTTAAAAAAGCAGAAATAGTTGATCCTCTTCCATATGCTATTAATATATAATAATGTGTGGTATTGCCGGATCATCTAATTTTGATACAGCTTGGGATTTATACGAAAAAAATCTTAAGCGTGGCTATTTTTCATCTGGTTTTTTAGCTTTTGATAGTGACAATAATGTTGTAATAAAACGTCAAAAAGATCCTTTTGATGGTGAAAAATTATTTAGAGAAATAGTAACCGAGCTTAATAAACCGTTATTCTTTCTTTATCATTCTAGAGCCCCTACTAATAGTTCAGCCGTTTTTACAGAAAGTAATTGTCATCCTTTTGAGTTTGGTCAGTACTATGTAGCTCATAATGGTATTATTACTAACTTTAAAACATTTCCTGAACATCCCGAGTTTATTGTTGATAGTTCTATTATACCCTATCACTTAGTAAAGTATGAAGGAAATATACAAAAAGTATATGAACAATATGAAGGTTTATTAACTAGCTGGGTTTACGATCATGACTATAATAGCTTAAAGGTTGTTAAAGCGGGTAGCTCTCTTCATATGAATAATAATAGTTTTTCATCAGTATCATTTGAAGGATCCAAACCTATTGATGACGACGGTTTAATATTTGAGCTTATTGATGGTAAATTAAAACCTAAACTAGATCAAATTTTTAAATACGACAACCCCTATAATTTATGAAACAAGTACTACTAGTAACAGCTACTAAAGCAAAAACAGAAGAAGAATTTCAAAAGAGACCAATTTATAAGTCTCTTAAGAAGTATTACGATTTTTATACTCGAAAAGAGTTTGACTTTGATGTTGTAAGAGATAACAAGGAAGGTTTATCTACTGTTTACAATCGTTATATAACTGATGAAAATAGTGATAAGATTGTTTTGTTTGTTCATGATGATCTTATTCTTGATACTCTCTTCCTTGTTGAACATCTTAATAAGTCTCACTATACAGTTACTGGTTTAGCGGGATCTACTGTAATTAGTTTGCAGGAAGATAAATGTGCTTGGCATTTAATGTCAAAGCGAGAGCATTTACGCGGGGAGGTTAAACATATTAAGGACGGTAAAATATGGTCAACTGTCTTCGGTGATACTACTGGAGCTGTAACTGTAATGGACGGTTTATTCTTTGCTGTTAATGTTGAACGTATTCTGACAACACCAGCACGCTTTAATGAAGAGTTTGCGTTTCATCATTACGATCTTGCTTTTTGTCTAGAATGTCAAAAGCATAATGTCAGTATGGGTGTACTACCTATTAACGTTATTCACTTCGGACTAGGAGATTCAATGCTTACAAATAATTGGGAAGAATCTAATAAGAAATTTAAAGAAGTCTATTGCAACAAAGCAAAAGGGGTATAAGATATACATATGATTATTAACCGTAACGAACTAAAGACAATAACAAGATGTGACTACTATGATGGAGCAGTGCTTCATCAGCGATTTGCTTATAAATTTTTCAAGAAAAATGTCCGTGCAGTAGGTAATATTGTAGCATTTGAAGCTCCGATGGAAGTTACTACTAATCTTATTGACTTGGAAGATGCAATTAATAACGATTATATTTACTCTATTAGAGCTATTAACTTCCTTATTGAGATTCCTAATATTGATCTCTTTGCCGGTGTTTGCTTTCAGCGTTTATATAACGCTCAGTTGGGTTCACTCCTTTGTACGAAGTATCTTCAGAAGGAAGGTTACGTAGATGGAGATGATATTATGGTAAAGGAAGGAGAAGAATTTAAGAAGGCTTCTGTGTCTATTGCTACTAATGTAAATGGTGCTGTTCTTATTCACGTTGGTATTAATATTAATGCTGGAAATAAGGCTCCTAATTTTGCTTACTCTACTCACCTTACCGACGAAGCCTCTAACGCTTTTATGGTTGATGCTATTCAGATGTTTCAGGTAATGGTTCAAGACATCTTTACAGCTACAACAAAAACGATTGCGTGACAATCTTTGATTACCTTGGAGATATTTTAGTAAAAAAGAAAGGAAACTTACCTTTAGAAGAATACGTTCCTTTTCTTATTAATCGTTGGTTAGCTTTTAGTTCTTATGAAGCAGCTAATGCTATTAATCAAACAGTAAACTCCTTAGGTAACATAGATAAAAATATTCATTATAAGCTTCTTATAGCGGCATTTCCTAAGTTTAATCGAATGCCAATGATTAACTATATTAAGAAAATAAAAGTTGAAAAGACTGAAAAAGATAACAAAGTAGAATTATTAGCTTCTAATATGGAACTATCACAAAGAGAGATAAAACAATTACTTGAACTTAAAGAACAAGTCACATAAATTATTTTATGCGTAACCCACCACCTATTGAACAAGATCTAGGAAACAATAACTATAATGGTATTGCTCCAGAAGATTACAAGGATATGCCTCTTCCAGAGGATTATGAAATTGTAGAACTACTTGCTGATGTTATTGCTGTAGAGTATTTAGATGTAGCTGAAGACGGTAAGAGTCTTATTCGTAATGGTATTATTCTACCTGGTCAAGTTGTTGATAATAGAGCGTGGCGTATAGCTAGAGTTAAACTTACTGGTCCTTCCTGTAGACAGGTTAAGGTTGGAGATACAGTTATCTTTCCTGGTGATCGTGGACTTCAAGGGCTTCAACGTAACGGTAAGATGATGATCTTCTTATCTGAAGATAGAATTTTTGGTATTTGCGAAACAATAAAAAAGGAGGTGCCTACACCTGAGAAGAAAATAATTAAAAAGAAAAAGTGAGAATAGGAATTGGTGCATTAACTATAATGCTTCAAAATAGTGTTGTTGAATTAAGATTTAGACGACGTATTGAAAAGCCCGGTTATAAAGATTATAGACGAATGTTATGTACTAATGACTTTCAGTTACTTAACTCTCAATTAGGAAGAAATATTCTTAATTATGATCCTCCATCTCATGGAAGTTTAAAATATAACCCAGCAGCTAAAAATTTAATACCTTGCTGGGATATTTTTTTACAAAATTTTCGAATGATAAATTGTAATGATGTAGATGTCGTTTCGGTAATAAAAACATCACCAGACCCAGTACAATTTTGGAAATATTTTAACGAAAACCTTTTATCTATGTCATCTGATCAAAAGGCAGCATTTATTAATACATAATGTCCGTAACCAACACATACATCGATAATATACCAGGAGAAGATTTTTTTGTTAAAAACCTTCAAGGTAACGTTTTTTTCACTTTAGGTAAAAAAAACTTAAAACAAGGTAGACTTATTATTTTTAAACTTTCTCATTTTTATATTCAGTTTACTTTATTAAGTAACAAAAATAATAAAGAATGTTTTGAAATACCAATACCGTTTAATGTTGAGTATTACCCTAGTGAAAATTTAATTTATTTTGATTATCGTGTAAAAGCTCTTGCCGGAAAAAATGATTTATATTATTCTGAATTGAAGAATTGTAGAATTAAAAATATAACACCGTCACAATATTACAATAAAATATTAGAAATTAAAACATCTATCCCTTAAATATATAACATATATGACAAACTCTTTTGATTCTCTTTACGAAAACCTCATTTCAGAAATGATGCCTATTGATATTGCACCAGACTATGAAGGAACAGGTGAAGAAGCTGAAGCAACGTTTTCAGCGGGAGTGGATTATGCTTTAACTCCCGAACAATCAAAAGAAGTAGCTCGTAAGACAATTGAAAAACTTCGTACTTTAGGCGGTCACTCCGATAAAAAATTTAAAGAGTTTCAAGAAGAAGATATAGCACCTATTGTTAAAGAAGTTGCTGGTATTAATATGACCAATGCAAAATTTGCTGCTCGTCGTATTCATACAGCTCTTAGAAGTGCTAAAATTATTACTGATGAAAGGGACGGTACAACTACACTGTCAAAACCTGAACCTACTGAAAGAGAATATGAAGAGGTAGCTGATAAGGCTGAAGATGATGTAAGTGCTGAAGAGCATATCGATACAAACACAGATTTTGATTTGAAAGTTGATTATTATATTAAGAGTGATGATGAAATTAAAGCAGGTACTCTTACTGGTGATCTTCTTTCAATTTATAACAAGATTGGCGGTCTTTCTGGAGAAACAAATACTGGTTCTAAAATAGTAAAACAACTTCAAATGTCAGGTCTTGAGCTCGGTAAAGTTAAAAAATATCTTAAGGAATTAATTAATAAAGGTATTTTAGAGTCTCAAGCTAATGCTAGTGGAACAAGCAAAACACCTGAAGCCGCTGTTACTGATAGAAATGAAGCAAGACGTTATGCAGAACAAGACCCTGAAATTAGCGCTGCTATTAAAGACTACAATAGTTCAGGTGGCGGTAACGGTTACGGTGTAGATTTTGGTTAAGATGTTATTCGTTTAACTTCTATATTGTAAAACTCAAATATATCTAAAGCTTTTATATCTTTACTATAGATATCCCTATAGATTACTTTCTTAACGCCATGTGCTACAATATGAGCAGCACACGATGAACAAGGCATTAAAGTGCATGCTACAGTATAAGCCTCATTACGTTTAAACATTGTTAGTAAATTAACTTCAGCATGTAATATATAAGGCCGTCTACCATCTCTATCAGCCCAGAATACGTCATTTACAACCTTACCAGGGGCTAAGCCGTTATAGGCTACACCAAGCACTCTATTATCTTTATCTAAAGCACATGCACCAACTTGTACAAAAGGATCTTCAGAACGAAGAGCTGCTACTTCTGCTAAACGAAGAGCGTATGTATCCCAATCAATTCTGTTATTCATAGCCGTAACTTCCATCATTAGTTGACCAGATAATTTGTTTGAATTCATGATAACGTAATAGATTTTGACAGCTTTGACAAGGTCTAGCTAAAGCTACCTTATCGTTTCTATCATATCTTATATTTATTAATATACATTTTTTTGTATCAATATTTGTTAAACGTTTAAGCTTCATTATAGCGTTTAATTCAGAACAGGTGTGCTTTTGATCAGAATAATCTTCTCCTGTTACTCTCGATACCTTTCTATTAATAAGATTGAAGGGATGTGTTTTTGTGTTATTTGTACCTGTAGCAATTAATCGGTTTTTATACAAAATAAAGGTAAAATGTCTACAACGCCTATCAGAGTTATAACCAACTAAACTTTGAGCTATTTCTTCTAGTCGCTTAAAGTACTTCATTCTCTTGATATTATAGAGACTCTTGCTATAATATTCAAGCTTTATTAAATAATATATGAAAGAAACTTCAAAAAGCTGGAAACTTTGGAAGGAATTTTGTGACTCTACAAACAGAGAATTCCATTGGGCTGTGAAATGTATTAGTTTATTAAATTCATATAATCTACTTCCTATTAATACTATTTTAGATGTAGGATGTGGCACAGGTGCGTTTACAAGTTGTTTTAAATCTCACTGTACTAATCTCATAGGAGTAGATAATGTAGATTTTCGTACTATGAACGAGTTTGAGTTTTTAAATATAGATTTTCAAAATTATGATAATATTAAACCTGATCTTTTAATCTTTAAACAAAGCTTTCATTTAATACCGAATATTTGGGACGTATTAGAAAAATATTCAAACAGTACTATTCTTATTTTACAGATGCCTAAACCAACATATTTTAATAATAATGAAGTATGGCTACAAGAACCTTTTAACGTACATGCTAATGCTGATAGGTTTGTATCGTTAGGCAGAGAAGTTATACTTAAAAATGAGTTTCTTGAAATACCTTTGAAAACAGAATTTTACGAAAAAATGATTAAAGGTGGTTATTCGTCCGATCTTCGTAAACTAACAAAGAAAAAAAGAGAAGAAATTTGGAACTCTTTGAATTTAACTCACGATTCTATAATCTTTAAAGATGATTTAGATATACTACTCGTTCGTTAAATTATTTTTATCGACTAAGATAACAGTAAATTTATAGAGAAGCATTCCTTCAGTAACAGATTTGCGTTGCTCATTCAACTTATGTAAAAGTTCATTTGTAGGTTTTCTAATTTGAAGTTCTTTTTTAGCGCTTAAAATTTTTTTTCTCTTAGAAAGCACTATTAATCTTTCTTCTAAACATTTTTGTGCTAACTCTTCACTCTTATAAAAGCCACTCCACTTAACCGTGTTATCTTTTATAGAGTAAGGCTCCATATAGATATTTATTCTATATATTATTTTTTTATTTACAAGCTTAAAAAATTAAAGCGTCGAGTCAGATTTGAACTGACGATTTTATCCTTTTGCAGAGGATTGCCTTTGACCTCTCAGCCACCGACGCGTTATATTGATTCAGAAATTATATAGCCTCTTGGTGCTCAATCAAGACTAAAATAAACTCTTAATCAACTTTTACGTCTATATTGTAGACCTCCGGTTGAATTACAGGTACGACTACTCGCAGTAAGCCGTCTGTATATGTTGATGAAATGTTTTTTGCGTCTGTTTTATCAGAAAGAGCGAAAGACAATTGTCCCTTCCTCCTGCTAATACCTTTCTTGACGTAGGAAGTAGCTTCATCATCTACTTCCTCTTCTTTTCTAATATCAATATTCAGATGCCTATCTTGCACCTTTACATTAATATTATCCTTGCCGACTCCGGCTAGAGCTACTTCAATAGTGTAGCACACCGGGTTACCGTCTTTATCGGTCTTTGATTTAACGTTATAAGGATATGTAGCATTTGGAATATCAAATGCCTTATCGAAGTCCTTAAGAACGTCTGTTAACCAACTTTCGTTAAACAGGGCTGGAAGTTGGCTATAACCAGTGCCTGCTGCCGGGATTACCCGACCTATCGTGTATGGTGTTATTGTTGTTGTCATATGTGTTCTCCTTTGTTAAGCGAGTTAATATGTTTAGTCTTAGTCTGTTGAGCACCAAGAGCTAAAATTATTTATACTTTTTATTTTAAAAAGTGCATTCCCAAGGGGATTTGAACCCCTACTATATCCGTGAAAGGGACAGGTGCTAACCGTTACACTATGGGAACATTAAATCTATATTAGAACCATTTCTTATATAGTGCAACAAAAAAATTAATAATAACAACAACGCTGTATATACCTAAAAATATTAGGAACAGTAATCCTGACATAGCTCCCTCAAAGATAGACAGCATGTATATATTTATTCAAAGTGCTGTTCCTTCAATTTAGCATTCCAAGTCTTAGCATCTTCAACTGAGTTCGGATTAATGTTTTTATAGTCTCCTAAATGACCGACAAGTATATGACAAATGATACCATAGCTAGCACTTTCACATAATGTAATAAGATTACTAGGTTCAAGTTCAAGATCAGGATGAAGATGAAAAGGCTGAATATGATGAACGTTTAATTGCTGGGTACCCTCGCATACAGCACACTTTGGATTATTCTTAAGATGTTCTTTACGTACAGTGACCCACTTAGAGGAACGCTGAGGCCCGTCTACAGGTATCTTACCTTGTGCTATATCTCTAGTATGTATTAAGCGTGTTGAAGCCATACATTATTTATTAAAAACCGGGCGTGAGATAGCTTGTATGTACAGAGGCCCGCCCGGTCTACTAAAAGACACCTCCGGAATTACGCATCACATACTTTATATGAAAAGCTGCAGCAAAAATCATATAAAGTTTTAATATGGAGAGGCGCCGGAGGTCTACTAAATTAATGTGAGCCTTTTTGTCTTGACAACTTGGAACGTCTTCCATTATGTATCAGTTTTGTTATGACTCACGAATGACCCGGTTTCATCACATAACTTTCCGAACAGCTGTGGAGAGGAATTTGCCGAGTACTATTAAATTGGTGGAGGCGAGGGGAGTCGAACCCCTGTGTTTACAATGTTAAGTCTATACTTCTACACGCTTATGTAAGTTTAGCATTTGGTTGACTAAAGGCTGCTGTGGCTTACCAACCTATCTTTTAAAGTCTGCCTGATATAGTGAAGAGTCTATATCTACCCCCTACGCTTGTTTTACTAGTGTCGTAGATACCACTCTAACCTATTGTATTAGCTCCTAATATCCTTAATAGGATCCGATATTAGTTTTTAGGCTGCGAGGAGATACTCTTCCTCAACACCACCGAGAAACTCGGCAGCATTGTTGAAGATGTATTCAGCTTCAGCTAAGAGCGCATCAGTATTATCTTCTGCGTTTAGTTTTT